TGCTGCCTGGGCTCTTCGATGATGCGGACACCTTCTTCGCTCCGACAGTTAGTGCCACCTACGATCTGACGCCGGCCCTCTTTGTCGACACCGATACTTTCTACGCACCGGATGTATCGCAGACTGCGGGGCAGCCACTCAACCCGTCGCTCTTCGTTGACGACGACACCTTCTTTGCCCCGACCGTAACTCCAGGCGCAGTCGCTCTGCTGCCGGGGCTATTCACCGATGCGGACACCTTCTACGCCCCAACGGTGACCCCCGGTGCCGTGGACTTGATCCCTGGGCTCTTTACCGATGCGGACACCTTCTTCGCTCCGACGGTCACCCCTGGCGCAGTTGCTCTGACGCCGTCGCTGTTCAGCGACACCGATGTCTTCTTTGCGCCGACGGTTAGCTCCACCTATAGCTTGACGCCGGCCCTCTTCACCGACACCGATAGCTTCTACGCCCCGACCGTAACTCCAGGGGCGATCAATCTAACGCCGGCCCTCTTTACCGACACCGATACCTTCTTTGCGCCAGTCATTGGGCAAAGCCAGGTGCTGGTCCCGTCGCTGTTTGCTGACACCGATACCTTCTTCACTCCGACCGTCCTCAGCACCTACGCCCTGATCCCATCCCTGGTCGTGGACCCTGAGACCTTCTTCGCTCCTGCGGTCACATCGACCTATAGCCTGGCGCCGGCGCTATTTGTTGACACCGACACCTTCTTCACGCCAGTCGTTTCACAGACCCAAGAGCTCTTCGCCGGTCTATTCGTCGACACCGATACCTTCTTCACTCCATCGGTCACGGCAACCTACGGCCTGGCTCCTGGGCTCTTCGTCGACACCGATGTATTCTTTGCGCCAACTTCTTTGGCCACTTACGGCCTGGCCCCCAGCCTCTTCGTCGACACCGATGTATTCTACACCGGCTTCGTGATCATCGTCGGTGACACGCCGTTCGAGCGCACCAAGTTCATGCTGGCGAGCAAGCGCACGCTGCTCATCCCGGTGCTTCGCCGCAACAACACTCTAATCCTGAAGGTTGACACCTTCGCCGCCCACGAGCAGGGCTTCGCTACAGGAGGCAAGATTGTGAAGTTCCCCTTCAAAGACCCAGACGAACTCGATGACTACAAGCTCGACTGGACCGCCAGGCTGGCTCCTGACTTTGACACGATCACCACTTCCGACTGGGGGATCGTCACCGATCAGACAGGCAGCGCGGCGCCGCTTGAGATTGCATCGACCAGCAAGACCAGCACGACCACTACGATCTGGCTTGACGGCGGAGTGGAAGGGTCGACCTACTCCCTGCTCAATCACATCGTGACCACCGGTGGCCGCATCCTGGAGCAGACGGTGACAATCAAGATCAAAACAAGATAGGAGCCCTGCCAGGGCCCTTTCCCGGCTCCGGGGGGGATTGCCCCAGGAACAGGGGAAAGGGGCTCCCAGGGCGCTCCTAACGCCCCCAGAAAGGGCTTTTACACCGGTTAAGAGCCCTAGAAAGGGATTTAAGGGACGGAACCAATGCTTCTGGATCACAATCTAGCCGACGCTTTCAATGGCCTGTTCGAGTTCTTCGGGACCTTCTTCATCCTCAAGTCGATCATGAAGCTCCGTCAGGATCGGATCGTTCGCGGCATCGCCTGGCAGCAGGTCGCTTTTTGGACCTTCTGGGGCTACTGCAACATCTACTATTATTGGGCGATGAACTCCCCGCTGAGTTGGTGGGCTGGAATGCTGGTCACGATCGTGAATACGATCTACGTGGCAATGCTGATTTACTTCACCGCAGAAGAGAAGCGCAAAGTGGATGAAGCTGAAAGCGAGGAAGGGAGCAATGGCTCGGGCCCACACCCCGATCTTGAGCGCCTTGGCTCGCTCCTCAAAGTTGGTTCTGTCGGTCTTCTCCGGCAAAGGTAAGTAGCAGTTCTGTGGGCTCCCGGACCACAACAGAGCTCCGGGGCGTCGATTGGCCGAGACCGCGGACGGGCCTGGGCTTATCAAGCACAGAAGGTAGTGGAGCCGAGGGAGTTTCCGCCGCACTCATCTCCCTCGGCGCCCGCCTACTAATAGACGAAACAATAAGAGGATCGTGAACTGATGGCAAACCCAACAATCACACTCGAACAAGCTAAGGAGATGATTGACTGTCTCAACCAATGCATCAAGGAGGGTTTCAAGTTTCGTGGCGCTCCGTCTGCAGTGGTAGAGGCGGGCAAACGCTTAGGGCTCGCCCGCTCCGCAGCTTGGTCCAGGGTTTACTCGGCGAAGGACAACTACCACCTTGAGCCATCGACGCCTGAGATTGTCTACTCGCCAGAGCAGGACATGGTCGAGGCTCCGCAGGTGAACATGACGAACCTGATCCGCCTGGAGCTGCTCAAGTCGCCGCGCTCCCTGGCTGAGCTGATCAGCAAGACCCACTCCGACACAGCCCAGGTCCTTGACGCTGTTGACGAGCTGATCAAGCAAGGGGTCAGGGTCCATCGCATCGGTGATCGGTATGACATCCCGAAGACCATGCCAGCCGCCTATCTTAGCCAGCACATCGTCGAGATCCACTCCGACAAGGGCAATCGCTATAAGCTCGGGTGCGTGTCGGACAATCACTGCGCTTCGAAGTACGAGCGCCGCGATGTCCTGGCCAACCTGTACGATCGGTTCGAGGAAGCTGGCGTCACCCAGGTCCTTCACGCCGGAAACTGGATCGACGGCAATGCTCGCTTCAACACCCACGACCTTCTGGCTCATGGCCTTGAGTGCCAGTGTCAGATGCTTGCGGAGACTTATCCACAGCGGCCCGGCATAACGACTTACGCGGTTTGGGGCGACGACCACGAAGGCTGGTATGCCCAGAGGGAAGGCATCGACGTTGGCGCCTACTGCGAAGCGATCTTCCGCAAGCATGAGCGGGAAGACTGGGTCAACGTCGGCTTCATGGAAGCCAACATCCCATTGGTCAACTCAAACTCGGGCAAGAAGGCCCTCCTGGCGCTCGTCCATCCAGGCGGCGGTTCTTCTTACGCGCTCTCCTACGCCATCCAGAAGATCATCGAGAGCCTGGAGGGTGGGGAGAAGCCAGCGGTCGGCATCTACGGCCACTTGCACAAGATGTGGGCCGGGAACATCCGCAATGTCTGGTGCCTGATCACCGGCTGCTGCCAGGATCAGACCCCGTTCATGCGGAAGAATAAGTTGGAAGCTCACATCGGCGGCACGATCGTCACGATGGAGCAGGACCCCGAGACGGGAGCGATCACCAGCTTCTGCCCCGACATGAAGCGATACTTCACCAGGGGCTACTACGCAGACGCCAGGTGGTCGCATCATGGGCCAGTAAATAAACCAGATCGGAGTGTTGGAGGTGTTTGATGGCCCGCAAACCGAAGAAGACGCAGACAGCTCCGCCAGCAGCTAAGATGCGTCCAGCAGCTTCATCTAAGTCGCCGCCGACCGATGCGTTACCCTGGCCCTTTGTCGAGGTCCATTGGTCGGACGCCACATCGGAAAGCAACTGGCGGGCGCAGAACGATTTACCCCAGGTGACGGGGATTATTACGCGAGGATGGCTCGTCAGGACCACTAAGGTCTGTGTTACAATCGCCGCCAGCCTGGCTTCTATGCGGGCCGACCCCGGTATGGAAGTGGCAGCGCTGGATTGTGGGGAAATCATAACCATTCCCCGCGGATGTATTGTAGAGATCATCGGCCTGTCGATTAGCCGGGCCCACAAAAAGAAGGTGACACTGAATTGAGGATCGTCGGACTGACTGGCCTGATCGCATCAGGCAAAACCACCGTAGCCTTGTCGCTAGTGTGGCAGCATAACTTCACCCGCGTCCGCTTCGCCGAGCCGCTCAAGGATATGCTGCGGGCACTTGGTCTTCAGGAACCTGAAATCGAAGGCACCTTGAAAGAGACCCCATGTGATTTGCTAGGTGGCCGTACTCCACGACTGGCCATGCAGACCCTCGGAACTGAGTGGGGGCGGGGCATGATCGACCCGGACCTATGGGTTCGGGCCTGGCATAAGAGGCTGAGTTGTCAATACAACATTGTGGCGGACGATGTCCGCTTCCCGAATGAGGCCGCGGCGATCAAGGAACTCGGCGGAACCCTGATCAGGATCGTCCGCGGTGGGAGCCGGATGCGAGCCGGGACGCATCAATCTGAAATCCAGGACTTTCAGGCCGACTTCACGATCCAGAACACCGGCACCATTGCTCAGTTGGTTCGAGCGGTCGAAGTTAAGTTGGACCTGCTATGAAGAGCCACCTCCTCAGCCTACCGCCTGGGTGGATACAGACCTACACCGGACGGGCCTTCGGCATCCTCGATCCGAACCCTGACGACATCGTGATCGAAGACATCGCTCATGCCCTTTCCCAGCAATGCCGGTACGCCGGTCATTGCATCCAGTTCGCCTCCGTGGCCGAGCATTGCCGGCTGCTGTGGGAGCTGGCCTCGAAACCAAACCGGCGCGCGGCGCTGCTACATGACGCGACCGAGACTTACCTGGTCGACGTGCCCAGGCCGATCAAGGAGCTGCTGCCGGACTACAAGAAGATCGAGCATGTGCTGGCCTCGGTCATCGCCGCGAAGTTCGGGGTCGAGTATCCCTGGCCCGACGAAGTCCTTCAGTTGGACGCCAGGATCCTCCTCGACGAGCGGGCGCAGAACATGGCTCCCTTCCTACCGCGAGCCGCGGCCACGCTCGAAGAGTTCGAGGGAGCTGACGGCTTCACCCTTGGGGATGGGCAGATGGAAGGACCGAGCGGACTGGCCGGCTACACATGGACGAAGATCGAGGAAAGTGGGTGGCCGTTCCATCTTGAGCCAATCGGGGTCAAGCTGCAGTTCTGGTCGCCGGCCGAAGCCGAAGAAAAGTTTCTTGAAGCCTTCTTCACGAGGTGAGCATGCCCCATAACCACCAACAGATGCATGATGCGTCGGTCCGCCATGATCCAACCGGGACCACTCGCATTCGTCTGATGTTTGATCGGCAGGCCGTCAAACGCTTCAGGGCGCTCCGCACGCTGGTGAAGCGGGTGGTCGTGGAGATGGATGTATTGGGGTTGCGCGGGATCACTGAAGACAGCCTGGACTTCCTCAAGCTTTACGGCGGCGACCGGGACAAGGTCGAGCTCGCCGAATACAGCCACATGCCCAATGGGGAGAAGGCCCGAGCCTTCATGGACTGGCTGCGTCAGGCGGCGTCAGAGACGGTAGGGGGCCCTGTCCCCTGGAGCCACTACCTTGTCCAGGCCGCCTACTCCAAGGGCTATCAGGACGCCGCAGGACGGCTCAAGAACGCGAAGAAGGAAGTCCCTGTCGGGCTCCCAGAAGAGCGGGCGCTCCACGCTCACACCCTTTCCATGATCCAGACCAGAACCCACGACGAGATTGTGACCGTGAGGGACACCACAGTGGCGCAGATGGCGCGGGTCCTGGCGGAGCACTTGGTGCAGGGCACGACCCCCGAGGGATTGGCGACTGCTCTAGTCGGTCGCATTGACGCAATTGGGGTCACGCGGGCGAGGCTGGTCGCAAGCACGGAAACGGTCGCTGCCTATAATGAAGCGGCGATCAACATGTACGAAGAAGGTGGGATCAGGCGGCTCGGCATCATCCCCGAGTGGGATGCCCTGCTCCCCGGTACGCCGAGGCCGGACTACGGGCCTGGCATCTACAAGCGTGGAGAGAGGAAGGGTGAACCGAAGCGGACGAAGGACTGGCCGAAGGGTCGCTGGCCGCTGGTGGCTTGGGCGACCGCTGCCGACGACTTTGTCTGTCCACGATGCGAAGCCCTCGAAGATCAGGTCTTCACACTTGAAACTGCTCGTGGTATGCTGCCGCTGCATCCGAATTGCCGTTGCGCTTTGTATCCACTAGTCGAACAGGATGGGGAAGAATAACAATGTCAGGGAACGGGAACGGAAACGGGATGGTCCTCAATGTTGATGGTAAACCCATCAGCGCCGAGATCCTCAATCCAAACGAAGTAGCGAAGCGCGTGCGCCGGCGCACGACCGCTGAGTATGAAGACATTTCCAAGCGGCTGTTCCGCATGGCCGACTTCGGCGTGCGCAGTGGCTGGCCCAAGAACATCACAGACGACTTGGTGCAGGGAGCCCTGCTCCTGGCTGAGGTCTATGTCGCCAAGCGAGAGGGGATCATCGCCAATGCTTAGCTTATTCGGGCTCTACTACCTGATCGGGCTGTCCTTCCAGCTCTTCCTCCTCTTCAACGCCAATTACGTGAGCGGCTGGAAGGAGGCTTCGCCAGGCCTGGACCTTTCCAGCGCCTTCGTCGCTAGCTTGGCGATGGCGCTTATATGGCCCAAGCATGTCTTCATGCTTCTCAGGGCCATACTTCACTGATGCCCCAACTTTGGTGTTTGGACGATCGTGGCCATTGGGGTCGGGACCTTTGCTTGGCGTCTGCGCAACGGAAGGGCTGGCTTGCGGCGCTCAGCCTTCTGCCGCCTCCTGTAGCTAATTTGGAAATGTCTTCATACTCACCTGATTGCTGCCACGCCTTCCTGCGCGTCAACCAGGGCGGTGATCGGATGCGCAAGGAGCTGGCACTCCACGAGTTGATGGCGGCGTCAGGCTACACGATGATCATCGGTAGCGAAGACACCCGGATGTACGAAGACAAGCTGGCTCAGTCGAAGGCCTACGCGGACTGGATGCCCCCGACCCTGGTGATTGAAGATCGAGAGACCGCCCTCGACGCCGTCGAAAGCATAGACCTTCCTTTCGTCTCCAAGAGCCGGACCGGATCGGCTTCCCGCAACGTCCGATTGATCACTACAAGGGAGCAGGCCAGGGCGGAGGTTGAAGCGGCCTTCGGGCTGGGCCTCGAGGCTCCACACAAGCTTGGTGAGCTCGTCCAGAAGGGCTACCTGATCTGGCAAGCGTTCTGCCCTGGCAATGCTTACGACTATCGGGTGTGTAAGATCGGCCGTCCCATCATGCTCCTTCGACGCGGCAATCGTGACGACCTACCTTTCGCTTCAGGCTCCGGCAAGACCGAGGCCGTTGTTAAGTTCGATGCCGAGACCAAGGCGGTTTATGACGCCGCGGATGAGTTCTTCCAGCACATCGGCACTTCCTGGTGCGGCATCGACATGGTGAAGGATCACCGCGGAAAGTGGAGGGTCCTGGAGACCACGATCGGATGGTCACAAACGGCCTATACTGACTGCACCTTCTTCGGCGGCGGGCCTTACATAAAGTGGAGGCCACCCCGCAGGGGTGGAGAGATGTGGGAGCTGGTCTGCGATGAGATCGAGGCCGGCGTGTTTGAGAAGGCCCCGACCGTGATGCCCGTCGCTCATAGGGCCTCAGCATGAGGAGTGAGCTGCCAGACTACGACACCCCACAGCTATTCGCCCAGTGGAACGAAGCCCTGGCCGTCCTGACCGAGATTGGGGAGCTGGGGGTGGCAAGGGCGATGGGGCTCTCAACCCGCCGCATGATCTTCCAGGTGCTTCGGGCGATGGGTGCCAAGGATGTCCTGGATGTTGGCACCTGTTTCGGAACTAGCGCCGTCTGCATGGCCCTGGCTGGATGCCAGGTGGTCTCGGTGGACATCCGCAAGGTCGACTGCGCCGGTCATGGCCGGCCACGAAACCAGAAGGGATTGATGGAAGCTGCTGGAGTTGCCGACAAGGTGGAGTTCATTATTCAGGACGCCAGGGAATACATGGCCGAGACCGACCGCATGTTTGACTTCATCTCATTGGATGGTGGTCATGGGCAGCGCGGGGTGTACGAGGAAATCAGCCTGGCCCAAAAGCTGCTGCGACTGGATGGGCTGCTCTTCCTGGACGACGTTCAGATTGGCCCCCAGCCGAAAGAGTTCACTCCGATCCACGGCCCACTCATGGCAATTCAGCAACACCTTAGCGAAGGGGCTCCATTGCGTATGATCCACTTCGGCAAGACCATGTACGGCGAACCGACTGGCGTTGCATTCTTGGTGGCAGCATGATCGGCGACGCTGACTGGTTCGTGGAGATGGAACGGCACTTCGGCGGTTATGTCGAAGATGTTTCACGTACCAAGTTCTCCCCGGCCGAGGATCGCTCACTCTGCTGGATGCTAGGCGGGGATCGCATGGCCCCCGAGCATCACGGCTATGCCGCGGCCTACGCGAGGGCCCTGGCGCCAATGATCCGGCGCCGCCATGAGTTCCTTGTTGTGATCGAGGTCGGCATCCTGAACGGCTCCGGCCTGGCCATGTGGTCGGTCTTGTTCCCGACCGCGGACATCATTGGGCTCGACATTCAGCCTGAAAACTTCGCCAACAACCTGGCGGCCCTCAAGACGCTGGGGGCGTTCAAGAGCCACGATCCTGAAATCTACGAGTTCGATCAGCTCACCGCGACCGCGGACGACTTCGCAGAGATCATGCGCGACCGCAAGGTCGACGTTATGGTGGATGATGCCTTTCACTCAGAAGAAGCGATCCTGCGGACCTACCAGCTGGCCCACCGGTACTTGGCCCCTGGCGCCGTCTACTTTATTGAAGATGTAAAAAGCGTGGACCTTGTCGTGAGACCGGAAGTCGAGCAGGCTGGGACACTAGCAATAGTGAGGAGCGGAGAATGAGCGTCTTGATCACCGGCTGCTACGGCTTCCTTGGCCATGCGACCGCCTGTCGGCTACTCAAGGATGGACACCAAGTCTACGGCATCGACAAAGTCCGGGACGCTATCAGTCCGAAGGCCGCTCGCATCGCCAACCTGTCCACCTTCGAGCAATTCAAGTTCCATGAAATCAATCTGTCGAACTTCGATGCGCTCCTGGCCTTCTTCGATCAGCACAAGATCGACAGCATCGTTCACTACGCCGGACAGTACTCGGTCCCCTTGAACAGGGGAACTGGCCAGCAGTTCATCGAGGCGAACCTGGTCGGCTACACAAACCTCATGGAGGCCGCCCGGATCAATAAAGTACACCGGGTCGTTTACGCATCTTCGACCTTCGTCCAGGATGGGCGCTTGCCCAACTCCATGTACGGAGCGACGAAGGAGTTCGGCGAGCGATGCGGCAATGTATATTCCCACACCTGCGGGATGGGCTTCGTGGCCCTTCGCTTCGGCTCGACCTACGGGCCGGACTGCAGACCGGACATCGGCGCTTATCAGCTAATCAAGAAACTCTTCAACCGCGTTCCCATTGACACGACGGTGGGTGGCTTCAATTACAAGGTGGCTTTCCTCTTCAGCGAAGATGCGGTTGAGGTTGTGGTGCGCTGCCTCACGCAGAAGCTCGACCTCCCTTACAACGTTCAGACCGTAGTGGCCGATGACTTCCTCATGGACTTGAACGATCTGCTCACGGCGATGGAGAAGGCTTCTGGGCTCAAAGCGATCCGCAGCGGGGAGCTTGAGCCCCGACAGGGTTTCGTGACCCCCACCGATAAGTGCGACCGCCTTCGGGCAATGATTGGCTACGCCCCACAAACTAAACTCGACGAAGGCATGGAGAAGTTTGTGGCATGGTACAAGACCAACAACCCCAGCTGACGATCGTCACCTGGTTGTGGGATGGCTGGCGGCCAGTCTACGATTACACTCATGTCAATGCGATGGCGCGGATGCTCGCTGCCTTCTGCTCGGTCCCGCACCGGGTGATCTGCGTCACCGACATGCCGGCGAACATCGAGTGTGAAACCTTCCCGCTCTGGGACATCGACTTCAAGGTGTTGGGGATCAATGCCACCCCGGTCCAAGGGAGGGTTGTCAATCGCGGCGAGCGGGGTTTGATGCACTACCCCAACTCGTACCGTCGGCTGAAGCTGTTTTCTCCGTGGGCGGCCGAGCAGTTCCCCGGCAAGGTTCTGTCCATCGACCTTGACGCGGTGATACTCAACGACCTGGCGCCGCTTCTGACCGATCAGGACTTCAGGATCAATGAAGGCAAGTGCTGTCCCTACAACGGCGGCATGTGGCTGCACCGGACCGGCACCCGCCTCCATGTGTGGGAACGGCTGGATCAAAACGCCTTCAGGAAAACTTCGGGGAAGGGCTACATCGGATCGGATCAAGCCTGGCTAGCGCACAGCATTCCCGGAGAGGCCACTTGGAACCGCGATCACGGGGTCTACCACTTCTCACACTCCAGGCCTGGCGAAGACTTCAGTGAGTGCCGGGTGATGTTCACCGCAGGCGGAACCAAACCCTGGCACCCGCTGTTCGCCTCCAAGTTCCCGGAGCTCGCAGCAGCGTATCGGCGCTTCCTTTGATGCTGAACTTTGTCACCTTCAAGTGGGGCAGCGCCTACACCGCATACCAGGTCAACCAGCTGGCCAGGCAGATCAGGTGGGGGCTGCGTGGGGAGCCGCATCGCTTCATCTGCGTGACTGACGACCCCGCCGACCTTGAGGTGGCTTCCTTTCCTTTGTGGGACGATTGCTCGCAATTGGTCAGCCCGCGTGG